CTTACAAGCTCATTAAGCTTTTCCGTATATAATTCGTCTTGCTCATTCAGGGCTTGTTCGACATGAATCTCAACTTTGTCGTTAAGCTTTTGCTCAAAAACGTTTTCGATTTCAGATAACACTTCATCATTAAGTGCTCCATTTGTTGCTTCAGATAAAATTTGTTTAATGTCCATAATTAGAATATATTTATATTATTATTTAATATCTTTTGTTCTATTTTCTTGTTAATAGCGTTAGATAAATTAGTACTAGCTTTTTTATAGTTACGATTCATCACGTTACTAATAAAATTTTTTAAATTTGGTTTAATTTCTTTCATATTATTAAAGGCTTTTTAAGAATTTGATGATATTGTCTTTTAAAAATTGATCTTTATTTTTCAAAGGCATGGTAGAAATACTACTTTCAAAATTGTCATACATTTCTTCAAATTGTCCATATTTATTTACTACATATTGTTTACTTTCTAAGATACCATTCACAAAAGCTTTCGGAAAAGATGGATCTGCAACACAATCAACAGCTACTAATTTAAAGTCTTTAACCCTATTGACACCTTCTTGACCAGATTCTGGAATAAGTTGACCTAAAGCTCTAGAGCTCATACCAACCCTTACACCATCATTAATTAAACTTCTAACAATTAAACCAGTTGGTGTTGATAAAACTTTACTCTTACCGTAAAAAACATTACCGTCTTGGGACATTTCAGTTACTAAATGACAAGCTCTTTCAAGGTCAACATCTGCTGATGTAGGGTGATTTAATTCTCCCATGGCTCGTCCAGTTTTCACCATTAAGTTTTCGTAACGTTTTATTTCACGTTGCATTTCTTCTAAAGGGTAGACTCTTTTATTACGATTAACACCTTCTGCCATCATATATGGTCCTTTAATAAAGAAATTTTGCTTATCTTTAGAACTACCTTCTTCGACAATATATTCAAACTCTTCTTTCGGAGCCGGAGTTTCAACTATTAGATTTAATCCCATAACATTATTTATACCTTTTCTTTCTATTTCCATCGATATTCAGTTCTTTCTCAGTTATTATTAGAAATTTATAACCTTTTTTAGTTGCCCATTTTTTTGCAGCTTCCCACTTTGCTGTATTTTGTACATACATTCTCTGTTCATAGATTATAGTTTTTTGTTTTTTATATTTTGTCTTTACCGGTCGTTGTGTTTGTTTACTTGGTTTAATTTCAATTAGAAATTTATTTGTATTACCATCTTTATCTTTAAAAACGATAAAATTATCCACAAAATACCTATGAACTCTACCTGTCAATGGGTTAGTATACGGTATTATTATATTTTCACTACCCCATGCTAATATATTTTCATTAATATCAGCCCATCTAAAAAATTTTAATTCCCAACCTGAACGATAAATTGGGTCACCTCTTCCAATATATTTCTGCGAATTTATCGGGGTAAAAATACCTTGTCTAAATCTTTTATCCTTTTTCATATGGTTTATCTTATAAATATAGTTATGACATTTGAAGAAAAAATCATTAGTAATAGTGAAATTAGACAAAAAAATTTAATGAGACCAGCTAAAATAGCATCTGATAAACCTGATACCGGTGTAACTATTATCAAAAAAGGGGCTTATTATCTAATAAAAGATTCTGCTGATATAACAATAAAGTACTTACCTTTAATGTGTTATGGTAGTTTTACATCGCCGATAACATCATTAAAAGGTAAATTTACACAATCTGAAATAATTGATTTTGTTGGTAGGGCTAAAGAAGAAAGCTATACTAATCAATTATTAAGTGTAATTTTAACTGATATTGGTTGTACACAACCAATTACTCAAATTGTAGACGATGATAAAACTAATGAATTAGATTTAACATTTGCTGACGATGAAGATGTATATGGAGATTATGAGACAGAAGAAGATGTTTCTGTATCTAAAACAACCACCTCTTCAGAGGTAATAGATGTTGAAGATGCTAGCGTAGTTATTCAAAAGCTTATAGAGGTCTTTAACGCAAAATAATTATTTTAACCGACGAAGAATAAGGTAGGATCTGAATCTCCTTGACCGGGAGCTGCACCAGTCATTAATTGTTCCTCTAATTTTTCTTTCTCTGCTAATCCTTGCGTCATTAAGTCTGAGGAATTTAAACTACCTCCTCCAAATAAAGTAACACTACCATACTTACCTCTTATATTAGCAACTGCCATTTTAGTAAGGGCTAATGAATATTGATATACCCAAAGCTCTTTTAATATATCTCTAATAGGTCGTTCAACGTAACATGATACGACGCCGTAAAATCTTACATCACTACTAGCGTTAGGCTGCGGATACATTCTTAAAATTTGAGTTCTTTCATCAAAACTATATGAACGTTTTGTTGCTAACATTTTTTCTCTTGTTTCGAGCCAATTTTTCAAAGTATACCAACTAACTAAATCAAAACCATAATTACCCATTGCGTAACTGAAATATGTTTGCTGGGCCAAAGTTTGTTCAATGGTAAATAAAGTATTAATACCTGTACTTGAACCTTCTTCAAAATCTGTAACAGCAATTACTTTTCTATAATTCATTAAATCATAATCAAAACTATTAACAAATTGTTCTTGTTTACCAACAACTGAACCTTTTCTAGTAAAGTTATTTTTTACTTGTGGTGTAAATAGACTACTAATTGTTGGTACTTGACTAGTAATCTCATCATAAAATTCTCCTCCAAAAATATTATTAGCTGAAATACCATTCACTAGAGCAGATGATAAACTTGAAGCCGAACTAAAAAATGAACCTGGTATAGAAGAAGTAGCTGCATACACCGTTTCAGTATTATCAATTTCTTTTGTAAAGTCTTTATTAGGGGTTTTTAAATCCTTTTGCTCTTTAAATGTATCGCTATCTTGTAAAGTAAATAAATCATCTAATTTCATACCATAATCTTTTTTATATAAATTACTATCAAAAATAAGATATTCTTTTGTATAGCCAGCGAACTTACTAAAATATTCAATAGCTAAACTAATATTTTCGTACAATTGATCTCTATGTATCTCTACATTGATAAACGGGTAACCTAAAGTTCTTAGTATTCTATCACTAAGTCTATTAAAATTATCTACTTTTGAATTAAGATTGGTACTTTGAAATCCTGAGATTGGAGCTATTTCACACTTAGACATACAATTATTTAATTAATTAGTTACCGGTTATATTAAATAATTGTATGGCAGCAGGCGATATACACATTTCAGTTGTACCATCATTATCTACAGTAAACCCATATACGGTAAATAATGCATATGGTGGTACAGAAACTTTAACAACTAAAAGTATTGGTAATGATCCAGCGCTTATAGAGTTATATATTAATCAAGTACAAGCAGCATCCCCTGCTAAGACATTATTACAAGTTCTTGACGGTGGTAATCGTCTAACGTTGATTCTTAAAGAAAGTTAATAATTAAACTTCTGGTGGCGCTTCATCAACTGGCGCAGCGTCAGGTGCAGGTTCAGCACCTACATCAGCAGGTCCTCCACCAAATTCTGGCGGCGTTTCAGAACCACCGGCTCCGGTACCATCACCACCGACACCTGCATCTGGACTAGCAGTTTTTTCTAAATCATCCCTCCAGTTAGGGCCTCCACCACCTATTTGCTGCATCTCCCATTGTAATTCAGCATCTTTTCTTAAAAATTCTCTATTAGCTTTTATATCAACATCACTCCATCCCAAGTAACGCTTTTGTGCATACGTTGCTGCAATGAATTCATTACTCGCTAAACTATTAAAGTTAGTAGCTTTTAATTCAAGCTTCTGACTTTCTCTAAGTTCATAGAAATTAGTAGGTACATTAAAAGATAAATGTAAATTTGAGGCTTTTAAATCATACGCATCAAACAAGCCTTTAAGTTTTAGATGAGTTATAAACCCATTTTTAAGACCAGATGCAAATTGTTGCTGCATCCTAATAATAAATTTAGCAAATTTTAATTCTTCTCTTAAAATAGATTCACCATCACTAAATTGACTATCAGGGTTCAATCTATTTGTTGGTACTTTTAATGCTTTATATAATTTATTGACAAAATACATTAAATCTGCTAACTCACCTAAATTAGCACCACCAGCAAGCTGGGTAACTGATGTACCTTCCGAACCTTGTCTTTTAGCAAACCAAAAGCTATCGAGCATAGATTGAGGATTAAACTTTTGTACTTGACCAGATTGATTTGAATCAAATGTCTTTTTACTCCAATATTCTTGAATTAACTTTCTTAAATAAGCCTCAGCTTTAGGTGGGGCCATATTACCAACATCGACATTAAAAACTAAGCGTTCCGGGGCCCGAACCAATCGATATATAACTATAGCATCTTCTACTAATGATAACTGCCTATATGCTCTTCTAGCATTTTCTATAAAAGGTAATCTAAATGTTTTATCTTGGTTCCAGATGCCTGAATTTATATAAGATATTTGATTTTCATCCATAGGAATAAAATCAAACTTTTCTATTTTTTCAGGTTTATTGGGGTCAAAAATTGGCTTACGTAAAATATAACCCTTAATAATCATATTCTGAATATTATCATAAATCGGGTCAATTAAATCAGAAGGTAATATAACTGCACCTAATATACCATCATCAGTATAACCTTTATGTATAATATGCTCAAAATAAAGCTCACCTTCAATTAATATTTGTCTAAAGTATTCAAAACCTTTCTTTTCTAAATCAAAATAATCGACATACTTTTCAAATTCATCTTTAACTGTTTGCTCTTTATCACCATCTAAATCAGTATTTCTAAATACAAGATTTACAATGTTACCAGCTTCATCTTTATTAATACATTCATCACAAATTTCATCTAATGCATCACTTATTTCAGAAAAAGAAGCCATTATGCGGTAATCTCTCATTCTACCGCCTTTGTTTTCTTCTACATTAGCATAAACTAAAGAATTGTAATTACCATCAATTGCTATTTGACCTGAACCGGTATTATTAAAATCATTATTATAAAATATTGAATTTTTAGCTAAAGCTTCTACCCTTCTCATACCTGTATTTTCAAAGGTATCATACTTAGGGTTTAAATCACCTAATACTTTATTAAAGTCGACAGATTGATATGGTAATTTATTAACTAAATTTTTTAAAAACCCGGAAGGTGCTTTATTATTTTGTTGATCGGCCATTGTTATTATTTAATACTTATTCTATAATAATAAACGTACTACTTAAACCTCTACCACATAAAGTGCTCATATATGATAGATCTGAAAAATCGTAACCAGCTTTATTAAAAGGTATAAATCTTAATTCTCCAGCCCCGGATAAAGGTGGTGAATTAAAAATAATCGTATTATCATTTAATATTGTAAAAGGTATTAATTGACCTGAGATAGCATCTTGTCTGCTAAAATTATCAATAGAAGTTAAATTTGTATAATTAGTTATATTATTTGTACTAAATAAAACGTTTTCTGTATTTTGAAAACTATAACCATTTAAAATTATATTACCAGATGTATTAGGTGTAATAGTTAGATCATTTTGTAGCATTACACTATTATAAAATAAACTAGTTATTTGCGGATTACCAGATAATGTAAATGATTCAACATCATCATAAGTTTCTAAATTAATTTGTGAGTGAAAATTTTGATCTATAAAGAAAATATTACCACTAGGATTATCAGTATCTTTAAATAGCCAGCCTTTTATAGTAAAGCTGGTATCAGCAGTAACTCTTGCTTTTTGACTATTAGTTAGTTCTGTAGGGTATTTCATACTAACGCTCCCATCCCACAGTACTTCACTTCTTATTTCTTGATCAACACTAAAATTAAATTCTTCAGGTACTTTCCAAGATATTATAACATAAGGGTTACAAAATGGTACAAAATTGCTTAAAATTTGATCCATATCAGTCTGATATCTAGTTAATAAAGAAACTGAAAGTGAGATATTAATCGGTACAGGGGATTTTAAATGTCTTGAAACTTTTTCTTTTCCTACTACCCCTTGATAATAGAAGCCATCAATTTTATTAAAGACTCTAGTTTCATCTCTACTAATGCTAGTAACGTTTACTGATACAACCGGTAAAGTTAAAGTTTTGTTTTCATTTATTAGATCATGCAATACTCTTTGTTTCGGAGCATATACGTACCTTACTTTAATTTTATCCTTTTCTTGTCTTTCTTTATTAAACCGGCCAATAACAATTTCATCAAACGCAGCAACAAACTGCGTAAGCATATCTTTAATTTCGAAATAAAATGGTCTAGCTCTCACTTAATTATTTATCCCAAGGAAACTGTAACCAACTGGTACTATATACAGTATTACCTGAAATAGTGTTTAGTTCATTAAATTCAGTCCCGGTTCTTGTTATAAGACTAGCAAAATAAACGTCTTCACTACTGATACTATATTTAGAAGCTAATATGGATTTAACTGCAGTGAATGTTCGACCACTATCATTTATATCATCGACTACTAATATTTTCGTGCCTTTATTAATCTTTTCAGGACTTTGATATACTAATGTATCGATATATTCACCACCATCTTCTCTTGTACTAATTCCTAAGTTTTGCAAATCTAATATACCAAGTTTATAACTTAGAGCAGCACCTGGTATAAGACCTCCTCTACCAAGAGCAATTACTGTATCAAATTTAATTCGTTTATGTTGTATTTGGTCTGCTAAGCAATTGACCAAAAAATCTATATTATCCCAATCTAGTTTTAGTTTATCTCCCACATACTAATTATAATATAGAAATTTAAGAAATCAAGTAATTTGTTGTATAATAGATATATAAAGATCTATTTTGCTCTTCAATATAGTTCCTGTAACATTTCTATCAATTAATTCGTGAATATCTTCTTTTAAATTATTTAATAGTTCATCTGCTTGGCTGCTATCAATAACACCGAACCCTTTAATTTGCATTTCTTCATCACTAATACCATTAGGTGTGAATGGTGAACCTTTAACTTTTGCACTATTCACAGTCGGTACATTATATCGAGCATAACCCTGACCAGGTGAAGCTTCTCCCGGTCTAAATTTTAAATTTTTTGCAGGGTCTCTTTGCTGCATCGCACCGATAGCTGATTGATTTAGATTATTTTCATAAAGATTAAAAATTTTTGATTGATCACTCATTATTATTATTTAATATAAGAAAATTTAATAAATATATTAAATGGAAAAACCTATTACTTTCTTTCGTTCTATATTAGAAAATATTAATTTTGCTTCTTTCTTTTTAGCAGCAGTAGGTGCTTTAGCTGCTTTATGGTTGAATAGTAATTACGTTTCTCAAGAAGTATATGAGAAGGACCAACAAATTATTCAATTAAAAATTGAGAGTTTAGAAACTGAAACACAAGCCTTACGATTTATGGCTCAATCGAATCAATCTGAAATTAGAGAATTATTACCATTAGTAGAAAAAATTGAAACATTAATTAGCAATTTCATAACACCTAATGGAGACGTCATCATAACAGAGAGTATGAGAGAAATGGAAGTTGATATTGCTGAAATAAAGAAAGATATCGAGTATATGAAAGCTCGTCTATGGCCAACAGATTAATTAAATTAAATCATTAAACTTTTCAACTAGTTTTTCCCACTCAACACATTCAAGTTCATATTTATTCTTAGTATAATTATCAGATCTTTCTGCAATATCTTCTTCACTATAATCAAGTTTTTTACCTGATACATTTTCTAACTTACACTGCACCCAATGTCTATATTCATGTACTAGACTAGATAGAAAGAATAAGCGACGTTGTTTGAGAGTTTTACAGTCGCTACAATTTAAAGCTACTTCGATTTCATCTTCATCCCAAAAGTATTGAGAATCTACACCTTTAATACCTTTTACATTAATTTCAAAATACCACCATTTTCTAGTCTTTTTTAAGTTATTAGTATGGTAATTCAGGAAATTTTCTAGTTTATCTTTATCGATATTATATGTTTTAAACTTCTCACGGATACTTTTATTGTAGTTTAGTTTAATATTAATCATTTATTACATCAATTATATCACAGTTCCCATAAAAAAATCTGATCCGTGGATCAGATTTGTAATTTTAATATTAAAAATATCTATAGCTTTTGCAATAATAAACTAATTAATTTACCTTTTGTATTAACATTGCTTGTATCAACACCGTATCCGGAAGCTAATTGCATTAAATGACTTAACTCAATTGATTGAACTGCAGTAATATCATCTGATATCTCTGCCTTTTCTTCAACTACTTCTTCTTTAGGTAAAGTCTTAATATAATCTTTTAGCTGATTAACCATTTTAGATTTTAAAACTCTTCTATCGAGCTCAATACCTTTTTCCCTACCAAGGGCTTCAAGCTCGTCTTTATTTAATGAATTAAAATCAGTCATTTTAGTAACCTAATACGCGATTTCTAATATGCTCAGGACCGACGATCATATTTTGATCACTACTCAACCCTGCTGCAATCGTAGTCGTCACTGTTGGATTAGTTAAAGTATATTTAACTGTTGTATTTGCTCCTGTAACCTCATGAGCTGCATGATCTGTCTTTACATAAACATCAATACCAGAGAAGTTTGTTGTAATAGTAGTATTACCTGCAAAAGTATATGTATGTGTTGCAGGTTTGTGTTTGTGCTTATGCTTATGACCTACAATTGTACCATCTGGGGTAACTAATGTGTAAGTAAATTTCTGACCATCATGATGCTTTTTAGTTGTAACGATATCATTTGAATCAAACAATACTTGCGCAACTGGTTGGCTATTAATTGATCCTAACTTATCTATATTAATTAAAACATCTTGATTATGAATATTCTTACCCTTAGCAGATAGCTCAAAAACTGCTGTACCGCCTGGTTTAATATTCAATCTATCTGCTGCATTAAAGACAGCAGGATTTAAATTAGTTAATTTTCTGAAACCACTGCCTTCATCAATAGGAGGGTTACTCATGATATCAGCTGATAAGATCGTTGTATTTAAAAATGTAGCCATGTAATTATTTAATCATTTAAGAAAATAATTTTTATAATCGCGCAAATTTCCCCGCACCAAACAAAGCGCGGATTTGTCGCCGATGGTCTTAAATAGTTAGATGTACGAATATAAAGCAGTTGTGAGTAGAGTAGTTGACGGTGATACAGTAGACGTTGATATAGATCTAGGGTTTAACGTATGGCTTAAAAAGCAGCGCATACGCCTGTACGGCATCGACACTCCAGAGAGCAGAACATCAGATAAGGTGGAGAAGGTATTTGGGAACTTAGCTAAACAAAAAGTTTTAGAATTCTGTCCAGTAGGCTCAAATATTATACTCCAAACCAAAACCGATGATAGTAGAGGTAAGTACGGTAGAATTTTAGGTGAACTAGTTACACTAGAAGGTACTAATGTTAATACCTATCTTATAGATAACAATTACGGAGTAGCTTACTTTGGAAAATCTAAAGATGAGATAGCTGGAGAGCAATTAGTTAATAGGAACATTCTAATTGAAAAGGGTGAAGTTATTCTTTAGTATAGCACTCATTGTATTGCTTACCTCTTGCAAGATTACTCCAGGTTATGAACGTACCATGGATTTAGATATAAGTGTACCTGATTCAGAGTTCCTTATTGAATGGTAATTATACCCTCTGCAAGGGTGGGTTCCTGATATAGAAAAGCCCCGGGGCCATATATACATTTTCCCCGCGCGTCAAAATTTTTAGTTGGCATGGGGCTTCACAAGGTTCGATCCCCGCGCTCTATATAGGAAAATTCTCACGTTAACTTCTCTCAGCGGGGTACCCCGCTCGCTAGCGGGTTGGTCTGCAGACAAAAAGAGGCCGCTCTCTCTCGAGAACGGCCTCTCCAACAACACACACTATCAATTTGCTTTAACTCCGAACGCCTCTCTCATACGCTCTAGAGTATCAGAGTAGTTATCATTAACGCAACCGATCAACGATACCATCTCTGGGTTAAAATTATCACTTAGCATGCCAATTACTGCACGCTTACCACCTTCACTTTGAGCAGCTTTGAGAATTGTCTCAACTGCGTTGAATACTTCGCCTAACTTTACTGTGTTGTTTTTGTTATCCATACTATAATTATATCTAAGTTCCTAAATGCACATGACTGCTTCTTCTAGATAGGTAACTGCTTTGTCTGAGAATCTAGCGTACCCTCTATTGTGGTACCAGAGCTCTGCTTCAGAGTGTGTTATATCTGTCTCGGTCTTGGTGTGGGTATTAATTAAAACGAAATGTGTTCCTGTTACGGTGCGAATAATGTCGATGTAGTTATTGTTCATACGTTTAATTATATCTAAGTTCCTAATTAAGTGCGGCCGTATAACTCTCTTACCCCGGCTACTGCTTCCTCTATCAGTTCCAGTTCCCCTTTACCGAACCCTCCGACGTTCCATTTAAACGTTCCCTCTTTGCATTGTTCCCCATTATCGTAAGTCTTCCAATCATAGATGGTTCCTATTACGTATGGCTTATAATTATCTGTCAATTGGAACTCTAGGTTCCATTCCGTAGTTACCTTACCATCGCCAGACGGTTCCTTATAAGTCGGTTCCCCAAATGCTGCAGCGAGTTCCTTATACGTTGCGGTGATATACCCCGATAAGGAACTTCCAATAGTTTTAATTGATTGCGAATTTCTGATATTGATGATGTTGTGCATACTATAATTATAAGACTGTTCCTAATTCCAGAATGAATATTCGTAAGGTTGCTTTGCTGCAGAGGGTAAGTACTCTGCATGGCCCTCATCTAGGAATGATTGATAGAACTCTGCTACCTGATCTTCGCTGAGGTATTTGAGAATGCTTTCCAGTACGTACTTATTAGTCAAGATGCCATCATCGATAGCTTCCAGGATTTGATTGGTTGTTTTTCTTGCTGTGGGCATAGCTATATTATAAGAGGGTTCCGTTTACCAATCGTGACGCTGGCTAGGCACTTCAACCTGCTCTTCTGAGTTGAGACTCACATCTGCTCTAACTGAGAAGTAAGTCGTTGACTCATCAAAGTAATCCTTCACTTCCTCTTTAGTAATGTCTAGGCACTCTCCATTACGAGTATTGATTAACTGATAGATGTCGCCGTAGCCTTTGTAATCGATAATGTATTTTATTCTCATAGCTATATTATATCGATGTT